TAAGTAATTTAAATTCAATAACTGTTTTAGTTGTAGGAGTTGTGAATGTATAACGATTTTGTCTATTTAAAACACTCATATCAACATCTTTTGTTTGTACAGTTCTTAAATCTACAACAACTTCGTTTTTGTTTTCCATCTCATCTTCCATTTCAATTTTATATTCGTGACCATATCCTAAAATACGAGTTGCTAACATAATAGCATTTTTGTCACCAATTAAAATATCATCTGGATTAACATCCTTATCTACAATAATAGATTCGAATAATTTATCCAAAACTATACCTTTTTTGATAAGATTTGTTGATGCTAGAATTTCTTCTTCTCTAGCAGTCATATACTTTATTTCAAGAGTACCTTTTGATAAGGGACTTGATTCTGGGTAACATCTACCTTCCGATGGTAAGGATATAACCTCTGTTGGGAATTGATTTGTGTTCATAATAAACCTTTATTTGTTTGTATATAAATATATAATTTTAAAAAAGTTGGCATAAAAAAGGGATATCTTTCAATATCCCAATTTTTTTTATTTTTCTTAGATTAGAATTCAAGAATTGCGTAATCGTAAGTCAATGTCATTGTTACAGTTGCTACTTCATTTGAAGATGCATCCAAATCACCAAAGTTTACCTGTGTTGGGAATGCTCCTATTAATTTCCATTGTTCAACTTTATCACCAACTGGTCCTAACATAAAGATATCAATATCTTTTTTGTAGAAATCAGCGTATCCATCTCTACCAGTAACTGATTCGTGTCCTAAACGTACCCACTCCATTACGGCTTGGGCTGCTGATGGAACGATTGGGTCATATAGTGTTACTTCTAAGTCCTGCCATTCACCCTTTCCCTTCAATTGCCTTTTAACGTTGATATGGTCGATTGTTACTTTCTCAAAGTTTAATTGAGGTCTGTTACCTGTCTTAACCATAAATGCCGGTATACCTGTACCAGTGAACTGCATGTAAAAGCGGTTCTTCATTTTTGGTTCGAAGGAGGTGTACATCATATCTCCAAAATCTAAAATATTTGCCATTTTCTTATTCCTTTTTTATATTAATAAATATCAGTTTATTTTCTTTCCAATATTATGCGTTAAAACTTGCTCCAGTTGGTAAGATGTTGAAATCAATTACTATGAATTCAGCTGTCTTAGCCGGTTGTAAGAAAATTTGTCCTGCTAATATGTTTCTATCAATTACATCAGGTGTGTTATTAGTTTCATCCATAACAACTCTGAATGCGTATAAACCTTGTCTTTGTTGGATACCCTCTAAGTAAGGATTCACAGTGTTGATAAATCTTCCTCTAGTCGAATCAGTATTTTGTTCAAACACTAAGAAACGAGAAGTAGATGCTATAAACTTCTTAACAGTGATAAGTAATCTTCTTACGTTGATTCTATCTAATGCTGAAGCCTTATCTTGCAATGTCTTCTGTCCAAATGCTACAATACCTTGTCCAGGGAATACAGCTATTGGGTTTACTTTGTTTTCATATAGAGTATCTCTCTCAGCGTGCGTTAATCTATTCAACACACTAACTGCTCCTACGATACCACCTCTATTCAAACCAGCAGGTGCGAACCATTCAGCCGCCAATCTATCGTTACTAGCAAATACTGCCGGTAATAATACTGATGGTGGAACAGTTGTAAGTTTATTTGAATTTGTATCAACTGTCTTAACCCAAGGGTAGTAAGTTGCTACATAATTTGAATCTACTGAATTTGCTTGCTCCGTTGCTTCGGTGATTGTATCATCGAAATCATTGAAATCAGCGATGTAGAAACAATCTGCTCTTTCTTCAACCATATCAATTACCTTTGTAGTAATAGATGGATGTAATCCTCTAACAATACCAGGTGTTACCACCATATTGATATCATACTCATCAGGGTTAGATACAGCGTTAATTGCTTTCGTATATGCAACTGAACCATCTGATGTTGATAAAGAGCAATTAAATCCTTGCGTATTTGCTGCTCCCCAACCACTATCTCCAGCTTTTTTAATTTTTACAGTTGGATTCATACCATCATATCCACTTTGGAATGCTAATACAAATTGTCTTTTAACCATATCAGTTGATGCTGAACCGGTCATTACATATGTTAATTGTGAATCAAATGCGAAATCAACGTTTGCTCCAACTTCTGCATTTATAGGAAGTGGTTTCAAATATTGTTTGTTATCCATTGCAACACCTTCAGTTTCAAAATCAAATCCACTAAAGAATATTGGAGATGATGATGTGTTACCAGTTGATTTTGTTTGATAAACAACTGCTGGTACTCTTAGTGCTTGTGCATTATTGGTTGTTTCGATTGGATTTGTGTAAGCTCCATGTCCAAATGGTGCTGCTGATACAGGGAATGTTCCAGCTTCTCTAACTTCTACTCTTATATATTTTGATTGATTTGAATAATCACCATTTTCAGTAATTTTACCATTACTATCAATAGTCATATATCTGTCACCAATTCTTCTAGCTATGTAGTTAGGAGATGCAGGGTCTAAGTTTACATTATTATATGTTTCAATTACACTCTTTCTCTTATCAGTATCGGAATATCCTCTTACAGTTACAGTGAAAGTTGAGTAATCAGTTCCACCATCTTCACCAGCTGCTTTAACGTTAGAAATACCAACTTTAAATTTAGTATTGTAGTTAGAACCATGACCCATTGTAGCAAAACGGAAAAGTTCATATCTTACATCACTTACTATTTGAGATTTAACCCAAGGAGTAAATGCTTCAGAATATGCAGGTGTTACATCATCTCCAGTATATTCTTGATTTGGTAATTCTGCAATTGTAATTACAGTATTACTTGTTAAAGAACCACTATATGATTTTGCTACATTTTCAAAGTATGTATAAGTGTATGCTTTTTTAGCTCCAAATGGAGATTCGCCAAACACATCTGATAAATCGTTAGTAGCAGTTGGTAGTATTGATGCTGATGTAAATACACCAGATGCTGATAAATGGAATGAACCATCTAATGCATCATTACTTACTACACTAGCTCCCTCAAAACCATAGTTTTGTAATCCAGTTTCAGTAGAGTATAATACTCCAATTAGTTTCTGTCCTAAACCAGCCGAACCACTAGCGAATATACCTAAAGGTTTAACTTGAGTATAACCACCGATACCAGCTACTCTAACTACCGTTGCACTTCCTGCTTCTGATAGATATCTTTGTACTGCATATTCAGTATAATATGTTCCATCAGGCGTTCCGAAGATTTCTTGGAATTCTGATTGTGTTCTCACAATTGTAGGAACAAATGCAGGTCCTTGCTTAAAAGGTCCTATAAATGCTGCTCCGATTTCTCCAACTCCTTGCGCTATGAAGGATAGGTCATTTTCTCTTGTGAAGACCCCAGGGGATACGATTCTTTCTGCCATTTTATTTCTGCTATTATTGTTTTTAAATGCTAATATTGAGTGTGTACAATATTACCTATATAAATATAAAAAAAATACCCAAAACACAAATTTGTTTTTTAAATTTGCACTTTGGGTATTAAATATATATTTCCACCAATCTATTAAGATGGAGTTCCACCATAAGCTCCTGCCGATGGTATAATATTTGCATCAGCATTAGGGTCTGGTGTGCCAGGTGTTACTGAACCAGATGTTGGAGACCAAGGGAATGCAGTTGCATCCACACGCACCTCAACATATTTGGTAGCTGATATTTGTTTTTCAATTCTTCCCATAATATGGTCCCAATAATTCATACTTGAATTTGAACCACTTACCACATTCTTAACCCACTCTATGATTTGAGTTTCTGTTAATTCTTGGTATGGCGTAAAACTTCCCGTATTTAATTCGGATACTTTAAATGGAGTTGCTCCATCAAAGCTTCCCTGATTGCCATCTGCATCGGTTGCTGTCACTTTCCAGTGAGTTCCTATAATAACATCGGATAAATCATCAGTATTTGATTTTCTTAATCCGGTCAATTGCCATTCATATGTGTATGCCATAATTTTGCTTGTTTTATTTTATATAAATATATTATTTTTTGAAAATAATTATTCTTTTTTGTTTATTAGTATATTATTCAACATTTCTTTGATATCAGAAATTTCTTTATTTTGATTTTCTATAATTTTTTGTTGTTGTTTTATAGCCTCAACCAATAAAGGTACTACCTTATCATATTCAATTGTTAAATAATTTTCACCAGTTTTAGAACCGATAATATTATTGTCTTCATCAAACTTAGTATCAAATGGTGCTAAGTGTACAATTTCAGGTATCACAGATTGTACTTCCTGTGCCGATAGACCTAATTGTACTTTGGTATCTTTATAACCAAATGTTTTTGCCAAATCATTATTAACGTAATAGAAACCATTTAATTTAGAAAGTTTTCCTAAAGCATCTTCAATAGGTCCTAACTTAGTTTTTAATCTTTCATCAGAATAGTATGCGATGATGTTATCTTGCGCAAATATCCATCCGTAAGCGTATAAATAGTTTGCGTTCCATCTATAAACTCTTGAATCAGTTCTACCATAGAAGTAATATCCAGTATCATATCTATCGTAGTAAATGTTTGCTCTAATATCATTTTCAACAAATACTGTATTACCATTGTGCCAGTTAAGATACATTGGATAACCATTACGAGAGTCAATGTGTAAGTTACCATTTGATGTAAACATACTTGCCCAACCATCAACTCTTTCGTTTGTACCAACTCTTAAATATGCTCCCCAATACCAGTTAGGTCCGTGAAGTGTACCACCTCTCATTCTTAAACCTTGGTTATCAGTATTATGCGGGTCTAAATAGTATCCAGTATCTTGGTTATCATAGAATATAGGTCCTCTTACAGAACCACCTGCTTCTAAGTATTGGTTTACATAAACACCCCATCCTCTACAAGACATTCTCTCTGAACCAGCATAGTACATATAGAAGTTAGTATCCCAATACCAAACCCATCCATACGAGTTATCATGCACACCACAATCACCACCTCTACCCATAAAGACGAATCTACTACGGATACCATATCCACTCCATCCATTTCTACCACCGCCATAAGTTGCTATGTTACCATATGAGTTACCCTCACATTCAGGTGACCAAACACCATGTCCATATGATTCAAAATATAATCCACAACATCCTTGAGGTCTAAACCAGTTGTTTGCCAATACTGCTGACATTTGTGAATATCCAGTAGGGTCACAGTAATATCCGGTATTGTTACGGTCATACATTATGGTTGCGTACATTCCACTAACACCATAGATATCATATCCATTCATTTCCAAATAACCATAGAATCTCATTGGGTTATTTGTGTAATAGTTCATATAGATACTATGTGAGTATGAATCTATGTGTAAGTTACCACCTAAGAAAATTCTACCATATCCATTTCTAGACCATAATACTCCATCTAATCTTATTTCACTAAATTGAGATTGTGAATTAGGGTCTACATAATATGATGTATTATTACTATCATAATAAATTCCAGCATATAAAGCCCCACCACTACCATCATTAACATCATGCATCGCAACAGTTCTCCAAGCACCTGCATTTGGCCAAGATTGTCTAAACCTTAAGTTTCCTATCGGTCCACCAACCAATTGCCAACCATATGCACTATTGTATGCATTCGTATAGTGATATGCTTGAACACCTACCCAGTGTGAAGTACCTGATGGTTGGTTTGGTGGGTTTGACCATGTATCAATAAAACCAGAACCCCATGTCATTACTTCATTGAAGTCTCTCGTACCCCAACCCATAGTACCTACCCAATAATCACTATTACCAGTATAATCATTTCTACGCCAATTTGTTTTAGCAGTTTGGCCAATTCTCATTTTACCATAAGTGGTCAATCCCTGCCAGTTAGTATCACTATCACCATTGAAATAATATCCAGTATTGTGGTCATAGAAAATAGATGCTCTAACATCAGCATGTGCATATGCGCCATGTGACCTCATTGACATCCTATCTGCTCCAGCATAATATAGATTCAATTCAGCTCCACTCATATACCATACCCAACCTCTAGCAGAATCATGCACACCAACGTTATCACCATTGGTACTCATAAACGTATAACGAGAACCAATACCATATCCACTCCATCCATTTCTACCACCACCATAAGTTGTGATATGTCCATATGGATTACCTTGTTGTTCTGCTATTACAAATCCTCTACCATATGAATTCCAATACATGCCCAACGCACCATTGATATAATACCAATCGTTTATTGTTAGCCAGTTAAAGTTAGAACCAGATGCTGGGTCTACATAATAACCTGTATTATTTGAGTCGTACATTATATAAGAATACAATGTATATCCAGGATTAGAACCACTCATTACGAATTCTAACCAACCAGATGTAGAACCACCCCACTTACCTCTTGCCCAATATCTATTTGCAGTTGCATCAGCTGCTCCTACCATCATCCAACCGTATGCAGTTCCACCACCAGCAGTTGCGTAGTGTTGACCTGATACGATACCTTGAGCGTGAACATATCCACCACCTTGAGGGTGACCCGTTCCACCTCCCCAAATATCCCATCCAGCAAAACCACCTTCCCAAGCAGTGTCCCAGTTACCATAAGATGTACCCCATCCGTTTGTACCAGTCCAATGGTTTGTATCACCAGTAATATCTCTACGATTTCCTTTTTCTCTACCTAAGTTAAATGCCCCTCTACGAGTATAATCAGTAACTGCGTAAATATTTGATGTAGATAATGCATCAACATAATATCCTGTATTATCGTAATCATACATTATCTTAGGTCTAATACCACCACTACCAGGTATTTGTATAGTATTATTACTTTCACCCATGTACATTGTCATAGATGAGTTGTTACCATACCAATGTTGTGCTTCAACTACATATGCTGAGAAATCCCAACGAGGTTCATTGTTTACGTTGTTTACTAATTTAATTCTATTACCAACAATATAGTTTGTACGAGATGTTGATGCAAAGTCACCATAGTATCCAGCATCATTTGAATCATAGTAAATTGGAGCGTACATAGCACCTCCAATAGATACAGTGCCACCTATAAATGCTCCACCAGCAAATCCAAAACGAGAATAAGTTGTACCATTGTTTCTTAATGCTAAGTGAT